ATGAGGACATGTGAAATATTGGATTTATTATAAAATCCGCGGTCGCGACACCACGCTTTAAACATATTATCTTATATCTTATTACAACTATCTTTTTAATCTTCTTCTTCATGCCAAATTGAAGCTCTACATGATACATCGATATACTCCTCTTCTTGTTTAGATAAATCTCGTTTTAAAACCAGAAGTTCATATACCGTTTGATTCTTTATATCTTCTATATAACAATCAGCTCTTTCCTCTCTGTAAGATTTCCTATCCATAAGGATCTCTTTTATTTGCTTAAGAATGTAATTCTTGGACTTCATTATCTTATAGAGAATGTTTTTCTATTTACAGAAGTCACGCAGGAATAAAATTCAGGATTTTCCAATACATTATGCACGATTCTATCCCATCGACGTCTTGAATTAAATTCTGCCAATGTATCAAAACTCATTAAATCATTTTCGTCGTAAGTTCTTTTCATATGGATTTTTTTAGTCTGCATTTTATACTTCTCTTCATTAAACCGATTGATCATTTCATTTTGTTCGGCTTTTGAAAACTCTACAAAAAATATAAATACGTTATATTCGAGATCTACATTAGAACTTTCTTTAACATTGAATGTATATGTGGTATATTCACCCCTTTTTAATGATAGCACCCCTCTAGTTTCCTCTTCAAGCTCACGTAAAGCCGTGCGTATAGGGTTATCTATTTCACGCCTTCTACACCCCCCTGTGACGAATATCCATTCTCTGAATCTTTTATCTCTAACTGTTAGAAAACGAGGTACATTTCCAACAAATGTAACTGGTATAGCAATCGCTTTGTGTTTTTTCATCGCTCATTAGCTTCTGTAATCCCCTGATAAGATTATTCAGAAGATTTAGTTGCGGAACCCTCATCTTCGTTTATAACATCTGATTGTACTTTCTGTACACTCACTCCACGTTGAACTTCTGTAACTGCTTGAGGAGGGGCACCTCGCATATACACTTCTTCGGGTCCACTCGTGACACTATCTAAAAAACGCTTAATTCTTGAAATATCATCTTTAGATTTTTTAAGATCGGTATAAATATAATACGATGTAGCAATACACGCTACTATAGCCAATGCAATAGTAGTTTCTCGATCAAAAGCAAACATGTACATAATACATAACTATTGTTTTTAAGTAGATATTATTGCCCCCATTTTAGTACTTTGACGATTAGGACATTCTTGTCCAAATTTTCCAAATTGAATTTCTTGGTAGTGTCCGTCCTTACATGTTGCGTTTTCTTGAGGGATATATTTGTTGAGCGTTCCGGATTTAGGATCATAGGTGATCATAAAAACGAAAAATATAAGAAATAGAAACAACCACATTTATTATTATATACGATTTAATTACTGTACATCAAACCACCCATACCAGATTCTATGCGCAGTATATTAAGGTTCACTGCATAAATATCATCTTCATGGACCTGAGTCTCACTAACGAGGCGTGCACTGTCTAACCGACTGAAATTCAAGCTTCCTGTGGGCTGTATCTTACCTGTTTCTAAACAGAATGGATATATGAAGCGCTTCTTGTTAGCGCCAGTCGAACTGGGTACAGAGGCAGTTGTATGATAATATTCCGCGACCGACGTATAATGAGGATCCATATATTTGAAATCTGTAACATCAGTTCCGTTAATCTGGAGTTTGACCTTATTACCGTTTGCAGCGATAGCTAAATCGGATCCATCAGCTGCACATAGATATTTCACAGGGTGATTAAACGTAAGATCCTGTATGGTATTAAGAGACGGTGTAGACTTTTGAACTTGCGTTATTAACATATTTTGAGGAGTTTGGGAAAGTACACCACGTTCATCAGAATCGAGGTAGACAAAGTGTGCGTAACATTCCCAACTATGGTCAAAGGGTTGTCCGCCGTTAATTGTGTTAGGACCCCACGTAATACGCAACTCTACATCATGAAATTGTAAAGCAACTAAAGGCAAGGCCGTCTGCCAATTCTCGCAAAACGAGAATCGACAGGGATAAAAACGAGAGCGACTAGTATCAGCATCACTGTCTGCACCATGACCAGCAACAGATTTAGTAAAATTCGAAGCCATCAATGTAGGAGCTACATATTGAGAAAAATTAGAATCCTGTGTATCGATTACCTGACCACCACATAAGAGTTCTATCTTGGAAATTTGATCAATCCACTCACTCGCGGTAAACGACTTATCACCGTGACGAGGTGCTAAATAAACAAAACTGAGTAGGTCACCCTTGCGCTCGAAGCGAATCGTAGACATACCGTTAGGGGCGGGGTTACCCTGAATGACCTGTTTTTCAACAGTTTGTGAAAAATTTGTATGACGTTTGTATGTAGACCTAAAAAAACTCACTTGGGGATTGCCGACTATATGCGCATCTTGTGCACCGATGGCAACCAATTGAGCGATTCCACCTGACATCTTTATATATAATACGGTTTTATTTTTTTAAGCTCAGAAAAGAGGGATCTGGGGATGAAGAGATTCGGTAAGAAGTAGAGATAGAACACCGATCATCGCTAGTCTTCCATTCAGTAATTCAACCTCGGGTTTCCAGAATCCGCTGACATAACCCTCATCTTTAGAGTTGGAAGCAGTTCCCAAAAAGGCCAAAGCTGTTACAGCGACTGAAAGACCGATATTCTCCTGGAACTGTGTGCTGATAGAATGACCTGTCATAATTTCGTCGATCACAGCCGAAGTGAAACCAATCATAGCCGCACGACCATTCACACGTTCAGCTACACTCAGGTAACCATTTGGACGATCAATCGTTTTGAGAGGTAGTTTTTTAGAAGTTCTCTTGAACTTTCGTGTATCCTGCTTAACATTGGACATACGGGTGGTATTGATAGTAGATGTGATACCGATGGAATGGGGCATTGTCCCC